GCAGAAACCCTCGGTTTTTGCTCTTGTTTATGATGGGCGGTCGGCTGGCTTATGGCTCTCACGCAAGAAAATGACGCGCCGGCGGGTGCGGACGTCGAAGACGTCCGGAACCTGACCGAGACCGCGCGCTTTTTCAGCGTGTCGGTTCCGACCGTGCGGGAGTGGATCGTCCGCGAATGCCCGGTCCTCGAGGGCGGTTCGAACGGGGTTCCTTACAAGTTCTCCCTTCGGGCGGTGGCGGCCTGGCGCGAGGCCGAGCTCGAGCGGGCCGAGGACGAGCGCCGGCGCAAGCGTGTAAGCGACGATCAACTTGCGCTCGAGATTTTCGGCGAGGACATGATCCGGCCGGAGGGCGAGGGCGGCGGCGTCCTGTCCGCGAAGCAAATCCGCGAGCACGCGGCGGCACAACGCGAGCTCGTCGCGGTCGAGCTCGCGCGCGGGCGCCTGGTCCGGGTCGACGACCTGGCGGCGGTGCTCACGGTCGCCATGCGGACGTTCGCCGACCAGGTCCGCGCTATCCCGGACGAGCTCGCCCGGCGTCACGGCCTGGCGCCGGAGCTCGTCGGCGTCCTGGCGGACGATCTCGACGAGGCGCTTAACGACCTGGCCGACCAGGTCGTCGAGGCGACCGGGGGCGGCGAATGAGCCTGGCGGTCGAAAAGCTCGGCGGGTTCGCGCGTCCGGAGCGCGTGGTCGAGGCGGCGGTCGCCGGCCTGCGGCGCGCGAGGATGACCGTCTCTGAGGCGGCCGCGCGCTATCGCCGGCTTAACAACCGAGGGAGCTACGTCGGGCCGTGGCGCAACGAGCTCGCGCCCTACCTGGTCGAGCCAATGGACGCGGTCGCGGACCGGGCGGTCGACCTGGCGGTCCTGGTCGGGCCGTCACAATTCGGTAAGACCGAGGTCATCCTCAACGCGATCGGTCACGCCGCGAAGGTCCGCCCGGCCGACCTCCTGGTGTTTGAGCCGACGAAGGATCTCGCCCGCGATTTCGCCGACCGCCGGATCGACGAAAAGCTCCTCCGGCCGTCGCCGGTGCTCGCGGACGAGCTCGGCGCCGCGCGCTCCGACGACACGGCCTATCAAAAAGTCTTTCGGAACGGCTCGATTGTCACGCTCGCCTGGCCGACCTCGAGCCAGGTCTCGAGCCGGCCGGTCCCGGTCGTGCTGATCGACGAGCGCGACAGCATGGCCGACGCGATCGGGACCGAGGGCGATATCGTCGAGCTCGCCCGGCAACGGACAAAGACGTTCGGGTCGAATGGCCGGGTGTTCGTAACCTCCTCGCCCAAGCGCCTTACGCTCTCCGGCATCATGCCGCTCTATCTCGAGGGCGATCGCCGGCTCTGGCATTGGCCGTGCGGCGAGTGTGGCGAGTTCTTCGCCGCCGGGTTCGATCTCGACCGCCGGCCGCTCAACGTCCCGCCGCGCGCGTCGGGCGGGTTTGCGGGGCTGCATTGGCCGGCCGGGTGCTCGCCGGAGGAGGCGCGCGGGGCGGTCGTCCTCATATGCCCGCATTGCGGCGCGGCGCTCGAGGAGCGCGCGAAAGCGGCGATGAATGACGCCGGCGTCTGGCTCCCGGAGGGCGTGTCGATCTCGGCCGCCGGCGAGCTTGCGGGCGAGCGCCGGCCGGGTCGGGTGCGGTCCTGGTGGTTTTGTGGGATCGCGAGCAACTTCGCCTCCTGGGGCGAGCTCGCGTTCGCCTACCGGAAAGCTGAGATCCGGTTCGCCGAGCGCGCCGACGACCAGGCGCTCCGGACCGTCGTCAATACCGACTACGGGTTCCCGTATGTCGATATCACGGCCGGCGACCGGCCGATCGCCGCCGAGGATCTCGAGGAGCGCGCCGAGGCGTCGGCCTACCGGCTCGGTACGGTGCCGGCCGGGGTCGACTACCTGGTCGCGACCGTCGACGTCCAGGCCGACCGTTTCGAGGTCCTGGTCTCCGGGTTCGATCGCCGCCAGTCCTCGGCGATCGTCGACCGCTTCGCGATCCGCCAGGAGGAGGACGGGCGGACCGATATCCGCCCGGCCGAGCGCCCGGAGCAATGGGATGTTCTGTTTCGCCGGGTCCTCGGCGCGCGCTATCCGCTCGCCGGCGATCCGTCGCGGGCGCTTCCGATCGCGGTCGTCGCGGTCGATAGCGGCGGCCTCGACGGGGTCACGGCGTCCGCATATTCCTGGTTCCTGCGGGGCGTCGCCGGTTCCAAGCGGGACGGCCGGCCGCCGATCGACCGCCGGCGCCTGGTTCTGGTGAAAGGCGCGAACACGTCGAGCGGTCCGCTCGTCCGGGTGTCGCCGATCGACCGGGTCGAGCGCGGCGTCCGCCAGGTCGTCGACCTTCATATTCTCAACGTCTCTGAGCTCAAGGCGATCGTCCATCGCCGGCTCGCCCGTGCCGACGACGGTCCGACCTCGATCCGGTTCCCGCTCGACGTGCCGGCGGCGGTGTTCGCCGAGCTCACGGCCGAGCGCAAGGTCGCCGGCAAGTGGGAGCGGTCGGGCGCAAACGAGACCCTCGACCTCGCCGCCTACGCGGCCGCCGTGGCGCACAAGCTCCGGGCGCATACCTGGCGCTCGCTCCCGTGGTTCTGCCGGCCGGTCTCGATCGCCGAGGCGGCTCCGGCCGCCGACCAGGCCGACGACCAGGCGCGCGACCAGGCCGACGACCAGGCCGACGACCAGGCGGACGACCAGGCCGTCGCCGCGCCAGTCGCCGCCGATCGGCCGGTCGCGGCCGCGCCGCGTGTCCGCCGGCCTGGCCGCCGGCCGGGTCGTTCCTCCGGGTCCTGGAAAGTGGGGAGCCTATGACCGTTCCGACGATCGAGCCGCTCCGGCATCGCGCCGGCGATACTCTCGCGTTCTCGCGGTCGTTCGCCGACTATCCGGCGCCGACCTGGGTCCTCACTTACAACCTGTTGAGCGCGGCCAACCGCTACACCTTCGACGCCGCCGCGTCGGGCTCGGATCACCTGGTCACGGTGGCCGCCGCGACGACGGCGTCCTGGGTCGCCGGCGGTTACGAGTGGGTCGCGACCGTCGCGAGCGGGGCCGAGCGATACGAGGTTTCGCGCGGTCATATCCGGCTCGACCCGAACGTCGCGGCGGCGGCCGATCTCCGCTCGCACGCGCGCCGCACGCTCGAGGCGGTCGAGGCGGTGATCGAGGGCCGCGCGACAAAGGACCAGGAGAGTTATGAGCTTGCCGGCCGCAAGCTGGTTCGGACGCCGATCGCCGACCTCCTGAAACTCCGCGACTACTATCGCGATCGGGTCGACGGCGAAGAAACGGCCGCTCGGATGCGGCGCGGTCTCGGCGGTCGCCGCCGCATCCTGGCGAGGCTCGGCTAATGGCGCGGGCGGGCAACGGCCGCCGGCCGGAGGCGTCGGGGCCCGGCGTGCTCGCGCGGGTGATCTCGGCGGTCCTGAATACCTCGCCGGCGGTCGCGGTCGGTCGCGGCCTCGGCCTGCGGTCCTACCAGATGGCGGGTGCTTCGAACGCCTGGGCTAATTGGACGACCGTCAACCGCGATCCGAACGCGGTCCTGCGAGACGGCCTGCGGGTGATGCAGGCGCGCTCGCGCGACCTGGCGCGGAACGAGGACTATGCGCGCGGCTTCCTGAAACGGGTTCGCGCCGGCGTGCTCGGCCGCGCCGGCATCCGGACCCGGTTCGTCGGGCTCGACGACCAGGTCCTCGCGGTCCTGGCGGCCGAGTTCGCGGCCTGGTCGAAACGCGGCCTCGCCGGCGGCGGCGTCACGCTCGACGGCCTGCTCTCCTGGCGCGGGCTGCAACGCGCGATCGTCGTCGGCCTGGTCCGCGACGGTGAGTTCCTCGCGCGCAAGGTTTTCGGGCGCGAGGCCGGGCCGTGGGGGTTCGCTGTACAACCGATCGACCCGGTCCTTCTTGACGCTGAATACACGCGCCGGCTCGAGGACGGGAACCGGGTGATTATGGGGGTGGAGATCGACGGTCGGTCTCGGCCGGTCGCTTATTACCTGCTGGTCGCGCATCCGGATGCGCCGGTCGCGCCCGCGAGCGTTCGCCGCCGGGTCCGGGTCCCGGCCTCCGGGATCGTCCATATCTTCGACCAGGAGGAGCCGGGCCAGGTCCGGGGGGTTCCCTGGTTTAATCCGACCGGCAAGCGGCTGCGGCAGTTCGGCGAGTATGAACAAGCCGAGCTCGTGGCCGCCCGGACGGCGGCGTCGAAAATGGGTTTCTTTACCGGCGGCGTGCCGGAGGAGTGGGGCGGCGAGGAGGCCGATCTCGAGGGCGAGGGCGGGCCGGCGGCCGGTGCTCGCAACCGCGACGGCGACCTCGTTTTCAGCGTGCAGCCGGGCGAGTTCGGCATCCTGCCGGATGGCGCGCAATTCACTCCGTTCGATCCGCAACACCCGACGTCGCAATATCCGGCGTTCACGAAAACCATGTTGCGCGGCGCGGCCGCCGGCCTCGGCGTCTCCTATGCCGAGTTTGCCGGCGACCTCGAGGGCGTCAACTACTCGTCGATCCGTCAAGGCGTCCTCGGCGACCGCGACCAATGGGCGGATTTCCAGGCGCTCGTTATCGAGGGCCTCGACGACCTGGTCGGCGCCTGGCTCGAGGCCGCGAGCCTGGCGGGGCGCCTGCCGCTTAAGACGGCGGACCTCGCCCGCGTCTCGCGGGTGTTCATGCCGCGAGGCTGGGCGTGGGTGGACCCGCTCAAGGAGATCGCCGCTAAGGAGAAAGAGATCGAGCTCGGCCTCACTTCGCGGCAACGGGTCGCCGAGGAGCGCGGCGCCGACTTTGCCGAGATCGCCGCCGAGCTCGCCGAGGAGGAGGGCGGGCCGCGCCGATATCAGCCGGCCTCCGTCGACCTGGTCGCGGTCGCGGCCGCAACTGAGGAGGACAAAGGGCAATGAGCACCATTAGGCAGACCCTTCCGGGAGTCGGGTCTCGCGCGGCGAGTTTCACGCGCGAGACGATCGAGGAGGAGGCGCGGACGGTCGAGCTCGCGTTCTCGAGCGAGACGCCGGTCGAGGACTGGCCGGGCGAGTTCGTGATCCTCGGCCACGGCGACGGCGAAATCGATCTCGAGCGGTTCGAGCGCGGGGTCCTGCCGCTCCTCCTCGACCATGACCGGACCCGCCAGATCGGCCGGATCGAGAGCGTGAGGATCGCCGGCGGGGTCGGCCGGGCGGTCGCCAGGTTCTCCCGCTCGCCGCTCGGCGAGGAGGTCTTTCGCGACGTCGTCGACGGTATCCGGACCGGCGTCTCGCTGAATTTCCGCTTCCACGAAATCCGCCTCGAGAGCGAGGCCGACGAGGTGGTGATCTATCGCGCGACCCGGTGGTCGCCGATCGAGGTCTCGATCGTCTCCGTCCCGGCCGATGTCACGGTCGGGATCGGGCGGTCGGGCGACCAGGGCGTCCCGGAGGTCCCCGTCCTGGGGCTTCCGGCCGACGAGACTAGCGGCTCCGGTGACGCCGGCGCCGAGACTGACGACGACAGCAACCGAGAGGAGGGCGCGGCGATGGCCGGGCAGACCACGACTACCACCACCACCACGGCGGCGGCCGGCGATCGTTCGGTCGCGGACGCGATCGCCGCCCGCAATGCCGAGGTCGGCGAGATCCTCGCCCTCGGCGTGCGGCTCAACCGCCGCGACCTGGCCGACGCGGCGATCGCGCGCGGCGAGACCCTGGCGGCTTTCCGGGGCGTGCTCCTCGAGGCGCTCGGCGACGGTGCCGAGATCGAGGTCCCGGCGAGCCAGATCGGCATGACGGACCGTGAGGTCGCTTCGTTCTCGCTGTTCCGGGCGCTCCGGGCGCACGCCGCGCGGGACTGGCGGGGGGCCGAGCTCGAGCGCGACGCGATCGAGGCGGTCGCCGACCAGATCCGCCGCTCGACCGGCCGCGAGGCGCGCGGGTTCTTCCTGCCATACGACGTCATGCGGTCGGCCGGTTTCCGGGTCCTGCCGGGGGCGGGCGCCTCGCGTGACCTGACCGCCGGCGGTGCCGGGACCGGCGCCGAAATGGTCGGGACCGATCACCTGGCCGGCTCGTTCATCGACGCGCTTCGGTCGCGCATGATGGTCCGCCGGCTCGGCGCCCGCGTGCTCTCCGGCCTGGTGGGCGACGTCGATATTCCCAAGCTCGCCGCCGGTGCAACCGCCTACTGGCTCGCTACCGAGGCAACCGACGTGACCGAGAGCACGCCGACGACGGCACAGTTGACGCTCTCGCCGAACACGGTCGCCGGCCGGGTCGACCTCTCGCGGCGGCTGCTGATCCAGTCCTCGCCGGACGCCGAGGCGATGGTCCGCAACGATCTCGTCGAGGTCATCGCGCGGGCGATCGACGCGGCGGCGATCAACGGGGCGGGCTCCGGCGGCGAGCCGGAGGGCCTGTTAAACATGACCGGCATCGGCGACGTTGCCGGCGGTACGAATGGCTCGGCGCCGACCTATGCGCATATGGTCGAGCTCGAGACCGACGTCGCGGTCGCCAATGCCGACGAGGGTACGCTCGCGTACCTGACGACGCCGGCGGCGCGCGGCAAGCTTAAGACGACCGTTGTCGGGACCGATCAACGCATGGTGTGGGGCAACATGGCCGGTATGCCGGGCGTCGGCGAGGTCAACGGGTATTCGGCCTACGCCTCGAGCCAGGTCCCGTCGAATCTCGTCAAGGGCACGTCGGGTGCGGTGTGCTCGGCGGCGATCTTCGGCAACTGGTCCGATCTGGTAATTGGCGAGTGGGGGGTCGTCGACATGACCACGGACCCGTTCACGCTCGGCGATCGCGGCGGCCTGGTCGTCCGCGCCTTCCAGGACGTCGACGTCGGCGCCCGTCATGTCGCCTCGTTCTCGGCGATGCAGGACATGCTTACGACCTGACGATCTCCGGCCGGAGCGGGCGACCGCTCCGGCCGCCTATCCCTCGGACGTGCATCCCGGCCGGGCGGTTCCCAGGCAAGAGACAATCCTAATCGGAGGAGTGCAGACAGATGGCGAAAGCGCCAAAGATGGTCGAGCTCTACGCGGCTCGCGGTATCCGCGTGGCCGGTAAGAGCATGTCGGTCGGTGACGCCTTCCGCGTCCCGGAGGGCCTCGGGGCCGAGCTCGTCGCCTGCGGGCGGGCCAATGTCGAGAAGGTCAAGCGTCCGACCGCCGGTAAGGGCGAGCGCCCGGCCGGCGACAATTCCGAGGGCTGATCGGTGGCGGTCGAGAACGCCGACGACCTGGCCGGCATGTTCGCCGCCGACGACTTCGCGGTCTCGGCGTCCTACGCGCCGGCGGCCGGCGGCGGCGGCTCGACCGTCTCGATCATCCTCGACCGCCCGGTCGAGACCCTCGAGCTCGGGAGCCTGGGGATTAACGCTGATACGCGGGTGTTCGTGGTCCGCCGGAGCGAGGTCGCCGAGCCGGTCCGGGGCGACCTGGTCACGGCCGAGGGCGAGGTCCTGGTCGTCCAGTCGGCGACCCTCGACGTCTCGCGCTCGGTGTGGACGGTCGAGGCGAGCGTTTCGGCGTGAGGCTCGAGGCGGCACTCTCCGGCAACCTCGAGGCGACCCTCCGGGCCGATGCCGAGCGGATCGCCAAGGCGCGCCGGAACGCGATCGGCAAAACGACGCGGTCGGTCCAGTTGGCCGCCCGCGACGCGGTCAACCGGCGTTTCGCGGGCTCGGGCAAGGTCTCCGGCGGCGGCCGCCGGATCGGGAACGCGATCCGTTCCAAGGTCTACGACGACGGCTCGTTCAAGGGCGCGGGCCTGGTGTTCTCGAAATTCGGGAGGGGGCGGGGCGCGGGCTTCGTCGACTACCTCCTCCCGTATGTCGAGGGCGCGACGCTGCAACCGACGCGCGGCGGCTGGCTCTATGTGCCGATCGAGAAGCGCGGCAAGCGCGGGCCTCGAGCGCGCGGCTACCGGGTGACGGCCGAGGACAAGGGAGTTCGGCTCGTCAAGAGCTCGGACGGAAAACGGATCTACATCGTCCGCCAGACCCGGACCCGCTCGATCCTGGTCGCGGTCCTGGTGAAGCGTATCCGGATTGCGCGCTCGCTTTCATTCGACGCGGTCGTCCGCTCGGCCGACCAGGAGTTCTATCGCCGCTTTATCGACGAGCTCGAGACGCTGGAAAGGGCCTAGACCATGCCGACGCCTGTCCGTGAGGAGATCGTCTCGAGGATCGCGACCCGGATCGAGGCGGTCGCGACCGGCCTCGGCTACGCCTTCGAGCGCAATCGGTTCGTGCCGATCGAGGAGGGCGAGGTCCCGGCGCTGGTCCTCTTCGATGGCGGCGAGGAGGTCGTCGACGGCGACAGCGGCGGATTGAGCCGCGAGCTCGGCCTCGAGGTCGAGGCGTTCGTGACGGCGGCAACCGGCGCTCTCCTGGGTGCGGCGGTCGCCGAGGTCGCGGCGCGGATACGCCTCGCCATGCGCCCGGATGCGGCCGGCCTCACGGTCGACGGGTTCGCCTGGGACGTCAAAGAGCTCGCCATGACGACGCCGGAGATCGGCCGCCATGCCAAGGCAAGGGCGTTTGCGGCTTTCACGCTCGAATATGTCGTCGTCTACCAGACGGCGGAGTTCGATCCTTACGCAACGTCATGAGGAGGGCGGCAATGAGAGACACAGCGGGTCGGCCGACGCCGATCGTCCGCAAGGGCGGCGGCTCGGTCATCGCCTCGCGCGCCGAGGCGCGGGAGAGCGCCCGGCGCTCGACCAGGGCCGGCGAGGTCGAGGGTCGCTCGATCGACGAGGCGCCGACGAAATCCGACGCGGGCGCGTCGGCCAGGCGTCCGCGCGGCCGCGCGGGCAAAGCTCCGGCGCTCGCCGGTTAATCGACAGGAGGATCGAGGATGTCCACTTTCCGCACACAGAATATGACCTTGCTTGCCAAGGTCGAGACCACGGCCGGGACCGACGCGGTCCCGGTGGTCGGGACCGACGCGATCGCCGCCGAGGAGGTCACGGTCTCCGACGATTGGGAGCTCGAGGATACCAACGAAAAGACCGGCGGCCTCGATCGCTCGACGCGGGTTACCGGCGGCGGCTCGGCGAGCCTGTCCGCGACGGTGCTCCTCAAGGGCTCCGGGACCGGCGGCCAGGCGCCGGAGGTCGGTCCGCTCCTGCGGGGCTCCGGCCTGGCGCAAACCCTGCTCGCGGCCGACGAGACCGACGTCACGCTCGCGGGCTCGACCGCAACCTCGGTCAACCTGGCGGCCGGGCAGGTCGCGGCCAATAACGACTATGTCGGCCACCTGATTACGGTGGACGGCGAGGACCGGGTGATTACCGCGAGCAACGCGGCGGGTGACTCGGTCGAGGTCTATCCGGCTCTCTCCGGGGCGGCCGGGACCGGGGTCGCATACACCATTCACGCGGCCGCGACCTATGTCCCGGCCTCGAGCGGCCTCGAGACCCTGACCGCCTACGCCTACGCGCACAACTCCGCGAGCGGCGCAAACCATCGGCTCCGCAAGGTGCTCGGCGGTGCGTCGACCCTGCAACTCGCTCTCCCGGTCCGCCGGCCGGGCCGGTTTACCTTCGGGCTCCGTGGCCAGATGGTCGCGCCGACCGACGTCGCCGATCCGGGGGCGGCGACCTATGACGGGATCTCGCCGCCGGTCCTGGTCCTGACGGACGCCTATCTCGACGGGAACCAGATCGAGTTTTCGGAGCTCTCGCTCGACTTCGGGAACGAGCTCGAGCTCGCCGACGCGCCCTCGACCGCCTACGGGTACGACGTCGCCTCGATCATCCGGCGGCGGATCTCCGGGCGGATCAACCCGCGTATGGCGCTCGTCGCGACCCGCAACGCTTTTGCGGACGTGTCGGCCGGGACGACCAAAGAGCTCTGGGTCCGCTTCGGGACCGGCGACGGCGGGGTGATCTCGCTCTATGTCCCGGCGGCGCGGTTCGTCGGCTCGAGCGAGGTCGACAACCGGGGCTTTCTGCATGAGGGCCTCGACTTCGACGCGGCGGGCCAGGATACCGGCGCTTATATCTCCTACTCCTGACGCCGCTTGGCGCCAGGTCCTCGACCCGCCTCCGGCCTGGCCGGGGGCGGGTTTCGTTTGTCCAGTCCTCGGAGGTTGCAGCAATGGACGTGCTCAAGGATGCGTCGGTTTGGATACCGGCGCCGGGTCAACAGGGCGTCGACCCGGCGGCGCAAGTCGCCTACCAGGTCGAGCGGCCGACCTATTACTCCTCGGTCGCCTTCCGCGATCGCTTCAACCGCGAGCACGGCCTCGCTTATGGTCCGTTCGAGCTCCTCGGCGAGCTCGCCAACGGCCTCGAGGCGATTGTCGCCGGCGACGAGGATCGCGCCGCCGCGCGAATGATCCTGGCGCGGGCCGTGGTCGAAACCCAGGGCGGCGGCCGGCTCTCGGTCGAGGACCGGGGGCGGCTCGCGACCCTCAAGCTCGCGGCGCGCAAGTCCTGGCCGCCGTTTCGGGAAATGGAAGCGCAAAGCGTGCGCGCCGATGAATTGATGACGCTCGACCGGGTGCGGGCCTTCGTGAAGGGCTGGCGGAACCTGGTCGACGCCGAGACCGGCGAGGACCTGGTCGCCGAGACCGAGACGCTCGAGGACGGCGCCGTCGTGCTCTCGCGCGCCTCGGTCGAGTGCATCCCGTTCGGCGACCTGGTGTTCCTGGCGCGGCGGATCGCCGACCTCGACCGGCCGCGCGGGGTCGCCAAAAAAAACTCGACGTCGCCGTCGTCTGGTCCTTCGACCCGGCCGCCTTCGACGGCGTCGGCGAAGAGTGGACGCCAAACCGACCGGCGCCGGAAGGGCAAGGGTGGGAGTTCCCGGACGTCCCGGACTGCGACCGACCCGGCGAGCCGCTGAGGCTCCGGGTCCATCCGCGTTACCTGGTCGACGACCAGACCCGGCTGATCCTCCGGCTCTGGCAACGACAACGGGGGCACGGCGGCGGCGGCGTTGTGATGCCGCTTGCCGGCGGCCTCCTGGATCAACCGGCCTACCTGGTCAACTGGTTCGGCCTGGCTGACGTGACATGGGCGCGCCTCGACGAGGCGCGCCGGGAAAGGGAGAGGGCGAGACGTGGCGGGTGAACGCTCCCTATTGATCCGGCTCTCGGTCAAGGACGCCGACGTCGCGGTACAGGCGCTCGAGCGTTTCGGGTCGCGCGGCCGGACCGCTGTCCAGTCGATCGAGAACGCCACCAGGCCGGCAAGCCGGGGGCTGTTGACGCTCTCGGCGGCGGTCGGCCAGGTCCGCGGCCGGATCGACGGTTTCGCGAGCCGCGCCGGGGCGCTGGCGCCGGTGCTCTCGGCGCTCGGTCCGGCCGGCCTGGCGGCGGCGGCCGGTATCGGCGGCGCCGTCGTCGCCTTCCGCCAGTTCAACCAGGCGGTTACGCAAGCCGACCAGCTTGGCAAGTTCGCCGACCGGATCGGTGTCTCGACCTCGGCGCTTCAAGAGCTCCGTTTCGCGGCCGAGCGGTCCGGCGTCGCCGCGAACAACCTCGATACCGGCATTCAGCGGTTTACGCGGCGGATGGCCGAGGCGGTCCAGGGGACCGGCGAGCTCAAGGGCACGCTCGAGCAATACGGGATCTCGCTCCGCAACGCCGACGGCTCGACGCGCGACAACCTCGACGTCTTGGCGGACCTGGCCGACGTCATGGCGTCGACGACCGACGAGGCCGAGCGCCTTCGGATCGCCGTCAAGGCGTTCGACCAGGAGGGCGCGGGCTTGGTCAATCTGTTCGGCAAGGGGGCCGAGGCTGTCCAGGACCTCCGCGACCGTGCCGCCGAGCTCGGCCTGGTGCTTGACGAGCAAGTGGTCCGCGACGCCGAGCGGGCGCGCGACGCGCTCGACACGTTCGGGCGGGTTGTCGAAATGAATGTCAACCGCGTTCTGTTGCGCCTGGCGCCGATCGCCGCCGAGGCGTCGGAGGCGCTGGCCGATTTCTTCGCCAAGGTCCGGTTTATTGGTTCGGAGCATTCCGAGCTCGGCCAGGCGATCGCCCGCTATTTCGGCGAGGCGACCGAGACGGCGGGGCGGAGCCGCGAGGAGCTCCTCGCCGAGCTCGAGCGGGTCGAGGCCGACCTCGAGGCGTTCGACAAGAGCGCCGAGGGTGCTGCCGCGCGCGCCGGCGACGCGGTCGCGGGGGCGATCCGCGCGCGCATGACCTCGACCGCGCGAGCCTTGGCCGAGGAGATCAAGGCGCTCGGCGAGGCGGCGCGCCAGGCGGCCGAGGCGGCGTTCGATTGGGACCTGGCGCTCGCTGGCGACACGGGCGCGGCCGGCTTCGATCGGGCGCGGGCGGCCTTGGCCGAGCTCCGGGGCGAGCTCGACCAGGCGGCGAAGATCGAGGCCGAGCGCGCCGAGAAGATCGCCGAGGCGACCCGCCTCCTCGACACCATGCAGGCGAGCGAGGAGCTTCGGGTCGAGACCCTGGCCGAGATCAATCGGCACTATGACGAGAAGATCGAGAAGCTCGAGGCGTCGACCAAGGCGACCAAAAAGGCGACAGAGGCCGACGAGGCGGCGGCGGAGGCGGTCGAGCGCCTGGCCGACCAGAAACGGACCCTCCGCGAGCGCCTGGTCCGCCTCGAGGACGCGACCGACCGCACGTCGGCGGCGACCCGCGCCTATAACGAGACGCTCCTCGACCTCGACCTGGCGCTCGAGCTCGGCGTCCTGAGCCAGGACCAGCACGCCGAGAAGGTCCGCCAGGCCGAGCGCGTGTATTCCGACGCGATCTCGACGGTCCGCGCCTACGAGCTCTCCGTCGCCAACGCCTCGCGCACGGCGGCGAATGTCCGGGTCCCGCAGTTCGACGCCGCCGGCCTGCTGCGGTCCGGGGTCGACCTGATCGCGTCGGGGACTGGCGGGGTCGGCGGCGGGTTCGGCGACCTCGGCCGGGGTCTGTTGAACCTCGGCATATCGCAAGGGAGCAACTTCCTTCTCGACGGCTTGTTCTCCGGCAACCCGCTCGGCTCGCTCTTGTCGAGCGGTGCGTCGAACCTGGTCTCCTCGATTACCGGCCTCGGGAACACGCTGACGAGCTCGCTCGCTCAGATCGCGCCCTCCCTCGGGAACGCTCTCGGGTCGTTCTTCGGTGTACAGGCCGGCCTCGGTCCCGCCGGGCTCCTCACGGGCGGCCTGGGTCCGGGCGGGGCCGGCGGCGCGGTCGCGAGCCAGGTCGCAAGCGGGGCCTTGGCGCAAGCCGGGTTTGCGGCTGCGGCCGGGCCGATCGCGATCGCGGTCGCCGGCCTGGCGCTCCTGGCAACGCAGATATTCGGTCCGGGGAAGACGAGCGGGCCGGCGCTCGGCGCGACCTTCAACGTCGACGACGATCGGCTCGGCGTGCGGGCGGTCGGGGCCGATAACAACGCGGCGGTCGAGGACGCTCAGAAGCTCGCCGATGGCGTCTCGGATTTCGTCAATCAGTTCCTCGAGAGCCTGGGGGCGACCCTGCGGCCGGGGGCCTTCGGGGGCGAGGTCGGCTATGAGAGCGGCGAGTATGCGAGCGCGATCTCCTCGCCGGGCTTGACCGAGGGCGATCGCCGGAGCGGGCGGTCGCCGGATCTCCGTCGCTTTGCCACGGCCGAGGAGGCGGTCGGCGACTTCGTCTATCGCTCGATCCTCGACGCGCTCGAGCGCGGCCTCGTCGACGGGATCTCGACGGCGACCGAGGGGGTCCTCCGGGCCGTGCTCGGCCGCCTCGAGCGTGATGGCGGGGCGGACGCCGAGGCGGTCGGCGAGGCGCTCGACTTCGCGGTCGCTTTCGAGGACGCAACCGCCCGGATGTCTCGCGCCGGCGATGCGGCGGCGTTGCAGCTTTACGAGCTCGGCCGCTCGGCCGAGGACGCCGGGGCCGCTCAGGAGAAGACGGTCGAAGACTTCGTCGCGAACCTCGAGCGATATTTCGGGGCGGTCGACCGCGAGGGCGAGGCGGCTCGGATCGACACGTCGTCGGCGCGTATCCAGTACGACAGCCGCGACGGCGGCGAGAGCGGTTTCACGATTGACGGCCAGACGTTCCGCCGGCGAGTGGTCGGCGACGAGGGGTTGCAGACTATCGAGTTCTTCAACGCGGCGACCGGCGCGGTCGTCTCCGGCGTGCGGGACGCCGCCGAGGCAATCGAGCGGTACGCCGACCAGGTCCAGGCGTCGGCCAATCGCCCGGTCGTCCGCGACTTCGGCGACCCGGCATTGATGAGCGAGGGAATGGACGCGATCTCTCGCTATGTCGACGAGCTCCTCGGCCTGGCGTCGGTCGATAGCACGCCGCTCGAGGGCTACGAGCTCAAGCTCGAGAGCGGCCTCGCGTCGATCGACAACCTCCGGGGCGCGGTCGAGGCTCTCGGTCTCGAGGCCGACCAGGTCGACGACAAGCTCGACAAGGCGCGCGACACGTTCCGCGAGACCATGCGGACGGGCTTTAACGAGGACCTGGCCGGGCAGATCCGGTCTCTCCTCTCGCCGGCCTCGCAGGTCGTCGAGGCGCTCGTCACCAACTATGAAAGTTTGCGCGACCAGGCGGTCGCGGTCGGCGGCGATCTCGGTCTCGTCGACACGCTGTTCGAGATCCAGGTCGCGGCCGCCGCGCGCCAGGAGGAGGCCGCTCGGATCAACGAGGCGATCGCCGCCCGCGACGACGAGATCGCCGCCCTCGAGGGCTCGACCCGCTCGCTCGACCAGTTGGTCGCCTCGATCCGCCAGACCCGCCAGGGCCTCCGGATCGACCGCTCGCTCTCGCCGCTCTCGCCGACCGCAAGTCTCGACGAGGCGCTCCGGTTGTTCTCCGAGGCGTCGGCCGCCGGGCTCGGCGGCGACGAGGAGGCCGCAGGCCGCGCCCGAGACCTGGCGCGTACCGTTCTCGAGCTCGGCCGCGACGTCTACGCGAGCGGGCCGCAATATCAATCGTTGTACAACCAGGTAGACGCCGGGCTCGCCGGTCTCGAGGATGCGTTCGCCGACGACCTGGCGATCGCGCGGGCGTCGCTCGACGAGCTCCGGGGCATTCGCGAGGATCTCGCGACCGCGCTCGAGGCGGTCGCGCCGAGATCCTCGAGCGCGGTCTCTGCCGCGAGCTCGGTCGCCGGGCTCCGGCGCCTCGGCGACGGGCAATACACGAACGCGGCCGGGTTCGATCTCGGCCGGGACCCGGCGGTCAACGCGGCGATTAATGAGCGCCTTATCTCGCTCGGCCTCGAGCCGATCTCCGGTTTCGGCGAAGGCCAGGCGGCGGCCAGGCGCCAGGCCGATCCGATCGTCGACGCGGTGATCCGCTCGATAACCGGCTATGCCGAGGGCGGCGATCATACGGGCGGCCTGCGGATCGTCGGTGAGCGCGGGCCGGAGCTCGAGGCGACGGGCCGGTCGCGCGTGTACAACGCGAGCCAGACCGCGAGCATTCTCCGGGAGGCGGCCGCCGGGGGCGCCGGCGTGGCCGAGCTCCTGGCCGAGCTCGTCGCCGGGCAACGCGCCGCGACCTCGGCGACCCGTGACCTCCTCGGCTTCCTGCGGGGCCTGGTGGTCGGCCGCCAGGGCTCCGGGTTCGCGTTCCGGGCGGTGACGCCATGATCTCTGCGATCGACGTCCTCCTCCTCACGGTCGAGCCATACGATCTCGGCGAGGCCGATACGGTCCCGGTCTATCTCGCGACCTCGGATTACCGGACCGGTCCGACCGACACGCCGGCGAGCGTGACTTTCGAGGGGGTTGTCGAGGGCTACGCCTGCGAGCGCCAAGCGTTCGCGCCGGGGGCGTTCGGCGGGCCGTCGCTTCCGGGGAGCGGGTCGGTCTCGATCGGTATCCCGCAGCAATGGCGCGATAACGGGACCTTGGCGGCCCTCCTCGGCTACGCATGGGACGGGCGCGCCTTCACGCTCGAGCGCCTGGCGGCCGGGGCGGCGTTCGCCGATCGCGAGGTCGTCGCCTCCGGGACGGTCGCCGATCTCGACCAGGCCGGGCCGTCGAGCCTGGTCCTGCGGTTTCACGACCGCGCCGAGGACTTCCGCCGGCCGATCCAGACCTCGACCTATGGCGGGGCCGGCGGGACGGACGGGACGGCCGAGCTCAAGAACCGGCCTCGGCCGCTTGTCTTCGGCCGGGTCGACAACGCGCCGGCGATCATGGTCGACCCGGCGAACCTGGTCCTGGATATCCACGACGGGCCGATCGAGGCGATCCTCGCGGTCCGGGACAATGGCGTAGCACTCTCCTCGAGCGGCTCCAATCCGCCGCCCTCCGGGTCCTACTTCGCGGACCTTTCGGTCGGCCGGATCGTCCTCGGCGACTCGCCGGTCGGCGCGGTGACGGTCGACGTCAAGGGGGCGGCGCCGGGCGGCGCCTGGGCTGACGACCTGGCGGACGTGGTTCGGTTGATCGTTACCGACTATGCCGGGCTGGCGGACCCTGCCGAGCTCGACACGGCGGCCTTTACCGCGCTCGCGGCCGATCGCGCCGGCGTGGTCGGCTACGCGACCGGGACCTCGAGCGTGACGATCGCCCAGATCCTCGACGCGCTGATCGCCGGCGCCGGCGGCTATTGGGTGTTTACGCGCGCCGGCCTGTTCTCTCTCGGCGTGTTCAAGGCGCCGACCGCGACCGCCTCGACCGACGCGGTCGTCCGGGCGGTGATAACCGATTACCGGATCGCCGAGGGCTCGCTCGGTCGTCGCCGCCTCGGTATCCCGCCGAGCGAGATCCGCGCGCAATACCGGATACTCGGCCAGGTCCAGGCCGCCGACGAGCTCGCCGACAGTGTCACGGCGGCGGATCGCTTGACCTGGTCGACGCCGAACCTGGTCGCGCTCCCGACCGATGCCGCGCTCATGTCCGCGATCGCGGCCGCTCACTTGCGCGCGCAACCGCTCGAGGTCGCGACCTGGTGTTACGAGGAGGCCGATGCCGAGGCGATCGCAGACGACCTCCTCCCGCTCCTGGCCGACCTGGCGGCCTGGTCCTGCGAGACCGACGTCGGGTTCGGCGTCCTCGCGATCGGCGACGAGGTATGGCTCGCGCATCCGGACTACGGCATTTCCGCCGGCGTCGCCGCGCGGGTCGCCGGCTACGCCGAGCGCCAGGCCGGCGTCACGCAATTGGAGGTCCTCACGGCATGACCGCGAACCATTTGATTCTCGGCGATCGGGATTTCGTGCACCGCTCCGGCGTGACCGTCACGGCGAGCTCGGCGGTCGCCGGGATGCCGGCCGCGAACATCCTCGACTTCCGGCCGGGTGTGCGCTGGCGCGCGGCGACCGCGACCGCCGAGACGATCACGGTCGATTTCGGCGAGACCGTCGACATCGACACTTTCGCGGTCGTCGGACACAACGGCTCGCTCGACGCGACGGTCGAGGCCGAGATCGCCGAGGACGGCGACGCGGCGTTCGCGGCGCCGGTCTACACGTCGCCGGCGGCGGTCGAGCTCTGGCCGCCGGTCTACGGGCTCGGCGAGGGCGGGTTCGGAAAGTATTTCGGCGGCTATGTCGACCCGGAGGAGCTCGGCGTCTTCGTCGCGCTCGCGGTCGAGCGCCTCGGCGCGGTCTACTCCGGGAGATATCTCCGGTTGACCTTCAACGACCCGAGCTCGGCGATCGGCGCTTTCGAGGCCGGCGTCCTGATGGCGGGCGGCGCGACGGTGCTCGAGCGCGACGTCGCGTTCGGCTACGAGCTCGACGAGGTCGACCCGTCCGACCAGCGGCGGACCGATGGCGGCGGCATGATCGTCACGGCACGGGCTATCACGCCTCGGATGCGCGTCACGTTCCCGGCGCTCTCGCGCTCGGAGGCGTTGACGGTCATCCCGACCCTTAAGCGCCAGGTCGGCCGGCAACGGCCGATCCTGGTCTCGGTCGACCCGGCCGGCTCGGCCTCGACCTTCTACCGCTCGACGATCTACGGGCTCGTATCGAGCTACACGCCGACCAGGTTCCGCGCGCCCGACCGGGCCGAGGTTTCGATGACGATCGACGGGCTCGTTTGAGGAGGTCTCCGCAATGACGAATTTCTCCGGTTTCACGGTCGCAAAGGGCGACGATTGGTACGAGCTATGGAATAGCGTTATGGCGCAGTTGACGGCGACCACGAGCGCGCTCGAGGGCATGGCCGTCACGTCCTCGAGCTCGGTCGCGCCGGCGACCGGGGCGCTCGCCTTCACGACGGACCAGACCGCGACCGAGCGGCCGTTGACGGTCGGCGCGACGGTCCGGGGCTCCTCGGCCGCCGATCCGTCTAAGTTCTTCGTCGGCACGGTCGCGTCCTTTTCCGGGACCGCGCTCGCGATCGAGGCGACGTTCGCGGACGGTGCGGGGGCGGTCACGGATTGGGTGATCGGCTACGAGGCGGCGTATTCCGCCAGGCTCGCGCTCGATGCCGCGCCGCAACTGTCGGCCAATCTCGACGCGAATGGAAAGTCGATTTCCGCTCTTCTCAACTTGGCCATGACCGGCGCGTTGACGGTCGGCGGTCTGGCGACCCTGTCCGGCGGCGCGGCGTTCGCCGGCGGCTCGCTCTCCGGCGCCGCGCTCGTCGACTATTCCGAAATCGTTGTGACGGCGGACACGGGCTCGGCATACGAGATCAACCTGGACAACGGCTCGGTGTTCGATCTGACGCTGACGGCAAACGCGACCCTGACCTTTTCCGGTCACTCGGCGACGGCGTTCCGGGCGAGTTCGTTCTTCCTGTCGTTGACCCAGGACGGCACCGGCAGCCGAACCGTGACATGGCCGGCGTCGGTCGCATGGGAGGGCGGCACGCCGCCGACGATCACGTCGACGGCGGGGGCCTCCGATGTGCTGGTCTTTCTCACGCTCGACCAGGGGGCGACGTGGCTCGGCCGTGTGGTCGGGCAAGATTTCGCTTAACGGGAGGGCGTGGAATGCCGATCGGCGCGGTGTCATTCGGAATGTTCGTCGCGGGCGGCGTGCGCCTCAATCCTGACCCAAACCGCGACAACGCGGTTCTGCTGTTGCCGTTGACGGACGGCGGCGGCGGGGCGCTCGACGTGACCGACTACTCGCCTAACCCGAAAACCTTGACCGATGGTGGCGCGGCATCGTGGCAAACCAGCGTCCAGAAGTTCTACGGAGGCGCCGCGTCGTTCCCTGGCTCCGGCAACCAACAGATATTGGCGCCGGTCACGACCGATTTCCAGCTTGGCTCCGGTTCTTGGTCGGTCATGTTTTTTCATCGCCGGATCACGGCGGCGGGAAGTTCGAGTGTTCTGCAATTCGGCGCCGGCACGGACTCGTATTCAATGCTCGTCGGCTATGCGGACGGCGGCAATCTGCTGTTCTACGTCTCGACGACGGGGAGCGGCTGGGCGGCGAATGGAAGCATCGGGGCATCTGACAATACGGCGTTTCACCATTTCGCGCTGACCTACGATGGCTCGAATATTCGCTCGTATCGTGACGGCTCGCTTGTCGCCACCGTGGCCTTTTCCGGGACCGTCTACCAGAACGCTAACCGGGTCTCGATCGGTCACATTCAGGGCGGCTCAAAGATCAACGCTTATGTGGCGGATATCCGCATCTACAAGGGCGTGGCGGTTTCGACCGGCGCGACCTTGAACGTGCCTGACAGCATCCTGGCCGAATGATAGGAGGCGGCGAGATATGACCGTGTTTTCTGGAACCAAATGCGCGAGGGTGGTCGCCGGCGAGGTTGTCGAGACGGGCCGCTTCGCCGCTCTGATCGCGCCGACATCGCCGCTCGCCGGCGGGATGTCCGCCGGCGATGCTCGGGACCGCTTCGGGGTCTATGCGATCGGCCGCCACGCCGACGAGTTCGGCTCCGTGGTCGTCGAGGTCGGACCGTGGTTGGACCGGGTGGCCGGCGAGGTCTACGAGACCACCAGGTCGCCGCTCGTCGGCGCCGGCCTGGTCGCCGCCTGGTCGGTCGAGCGCGACCGCCTGGTGGCGGCGGTCAAGGCGGCGGCCGGTGCCGAGATCCTGGCGCGCCTGCCGGAGTGGAAGCAACGCAACTTGACGGCTCGCGGCGTCGAGCTTCTCCGTAAGATCGTCCAGGCGACCGCTTCGCCGGCCGAGATCGCCGAGGCCGACGCGATAGAGGCGGTTTGGCGCGACCAGGTCGTCCCGGTGCGCGCGCATTCGGACCAGGTCGAGGCGGCGATCGCGCTCGAGCATGACGCGGCGATGGCCGCCTATGCCGGGGACGCCGGCGCCGATCTCTCCGGCTACCTGGCGGCCATGCGCGCGGCCGCCGTCGTCACCTGGCCGGCGCCGGCCTAGTCCTCCAGCTCGCGCGCATTCGCCATTGTCGGCCGCCTCCGGGCGGCCGTTGTCGTTTGGGAGGGTGCTTTGACCTTTGACGCCTGGTGGGAGGTTCTTCGCTGGCTCGCGTTGCCGGCAATCGGCGCGGTGGCGTGGTGGCTCCGGGAGCTCGACAACAGGCGCCGCAACGCGGTCCGGATGCTCCATGAGCGCCAGGAGGCCGAGCGCGCGGCGCGTCACGCCGAGCTCGACGCGGTCCGCCGGGAGCTCCGGAACGAGATCCGGGAGGTCGACGCCGCCCTCGACGCCTGGCGGGTGTCCTCGGCCGAGCGGTTTGCGACCGCCGGCGCGGTGCAAGCGGCCGTCGACCGGATCGCGACCGAGATCGGCCGGCTAACCGAGCGCCTCGACCGCGTCCTCGAGGGCGTCCGGGGGCGGCCGTCATGAGCCGGCATGTCGGGATCGCGACCGACGACCTGGTCCGCGACGTGCTCCGTCCCGTCCTGGCCGACCTCGGCCTCGCCTCGCCGGCGGCCGAGCGCCTCCTCGTCGGCACGGCCGCGCATGAGAGCCTACTCGGCGAGCTCCGGCAGAACGCGGCCGGCGGCCGGCCTGGCGTGGCGCGCGGGATCTATCAGATCGAGCCGTGGGTAGTCGACGATTTCGCGCGCTCCTGGCTCGCCTACCGGCCGGCCTGGCGCGATCGCTTGGGCGCCTACCTGGCGCCGGCGCCGGCCGCTCTCGAGGTCCGTCTCGCCGGCGACCTGGTCTATCAGACGGCGCTTGCCCGGCTGCTGTACTACCGCGTCCCGGCGCCGCTCCCGGCGGCCGACGACCTGGTCGGCCTGGCGCGCTATTGGAAGGACCATTGGAACACGGCCGCCGGCGCCGGGACCGTCGAGAAATGGCTCGCGGACTGGCGGCGCCTGGTGGCGCCTTTCTACCGCGAGGCGGCCTAGACCGCTTTCCGCCTCTACCGGATCGACGGCCAGGTCCTCGGCCTGGCCGTCCTCGAGCTCGGCGCCGGCGTGGCGCCGGGGCGCTCCGGCGCGCGCCTGGCGCCGGTCCTCGGATGGGAGAATTCAACATGAAGCGGAACCGACGGGCCTCCCGGCTCGGCGCGGCGATCGCGCTCGGCCTGGTGGCGAGCTCGGTCGCGGCGTGCGACCCGGCGACCCTGGCGCTCGCCTCCGGTGTCGTCCTGACCGGCCGCGCCCTCTACTGCGACGGCGTCGCCGAGGAGGCGAAACAGAAGATCCGCGACGACGTGTCGGACGGCCTGCCGCTCCTCAACTGCGGCGGCGCGAAGTGACCGCGCCGCGCGCCTGGTATCGCCGGCCGGCGGTGTGGTCGGGCGTCGGCGCCGGCCTGGTGTCGATCGCCGGCGCCTTCGGTGTGGTGTTCCCGGACTGGCTTGCGGCACTCTGGCGGGTCGCGGCCTCGGCGTTCGCCGGCGGCTGACATGGGCTCCCGCCCGGACCGGAGGCGGTTCTCCGGCCGCCTCCGGCTCGAGTGGTCGGGCTCGAGGACCTGGTCGCTCCTCGAGCCGTTCGGGTTTCACTCGGCCGCCCTCGGCTGGATCTCGGTCCCGGCCGGCTTCACGACCGATCTAACCTCGCTCCCTGGTCTCGCCCGGCTCGCCTACCGGGTCGACGGCGGCCAACTGCCGGCGGCCGTCGTTCATGATTACCTCTACGTCCGGGCCTCGGCCGAGGCGTATCCCGGCCTCACGCGGCGCGCGGCCGACCGGGTGTTCCTCGAGGCGATGCGCGAGCTCGGCGTCCCGCGCGCCCGGCGCTGGCTGTTCTACGCCGGCGTCCGTCTCGGCGGGTGGCGGGCCTGGCGGGAGCTCTAACGGGGGAGCTCCAAACGGCAACGGCCGCCGGGAAGCTCCTCGGCGGCCATTGTCTTATGCGTTCTGACGCCAGACGTTCTAGTCCGCGAAAACCGGCTTGCGGTTCACAAGGTAGCGGACCGGGACGGCCGAGGCCGGAGAATGCCGGTGCCGGCGGCTGGTGTCCCGCTTCGCGCCGGGCGCCTGCGCGCGCCAGTACCATTCGCCGCCGACGTCCTCGACGGTGCCGACGACCTTCCCCTTGTACATGACCTCGCGCACCTTGCGAGCCTTCGGCTCCCAAAGCCCTCCGTTCCCGCGCTCGCGCTCCCGGTCCTCGGCGATGAAACGGTCGAGGAGGCCGGTGATATCGCCGAATTGAACGTGACCGCGCCCGCGTGACCGCCGGTGCTCCATCGCCAGGCGATAGAGTTCGACCGCCCGGCGCTTCTCCCGGTTCGTCCAATTCGTCGAGCACGTCCGCGAGCAGAACACGGCGTCGACCCGGAAGGTCCGGAAGTCGGCGCCGCATTCCTGGCAGACCCGCAGGATCTTCGGGGCTTGGGCCGGATGGTTCGCGGGGGCGGTGGTAGCGGTTTGCATGGGGTTCGGTCTCCGAGGCCGTTCTAGAAGATCGTTGTACAACGAACATCTAGTGACTTACCTCATAAGACACAAGAGGCGAGCGCCTGGTGATCTTCCGGGCCGGTGCAATTCAGGCGCCGGCGCGTCACGGCGACGAGGCGGCCGTCCGGACCGCGCTCCTCGAGCGTGACCTCGACCGGCTCGTCGCCGACCCGTGCGACCTCCTGGCGGACCAGGAGCTCGGCCGCGCGGCGGGTGATCGCGAGCCGGGCGAGGGCGACCGGCGCGCCGGCGACGGCGGTCCGGATCGTATACGGGAAGTGAAGGACGTTCATTGCGGGGCCTCCTCGGTTGCGGCCGGCGTGCGGCCGTGGGTTTCCATGTGATGCAAGAGCGCCAGAAACTCCCGCCCGGCGCCGGTGACGCGGAACCGGCGCGGGTCGACCGCGTCGCCGGCCGTGCGGCGCTCCTCGTGCGTCGCGACGAGGCCGAGCTCGAATAGAGCGACGACCGCCTCTAAGCGGTTTCCCTCGAGGAGCCGGCGCGGATATCCGTCCGCGCCAAACCCGGCGACCTGGCGCAGCATGTGGACGGCGAGACCGCCGACCCGGCGGGGCGATACCGGCGCCGGGTCGATCCGGGCGATAGCGTCGAGGGTCTCGAGAAACGCCTCCCCGTAATGCGTCCGCCCGGAGAGCTCGCGGTCGTCGCGGTCCTCGCGGAACCTCGCCACCAGGCCGAGCGCCTCGAGCTGGTCGAGGACCGCGAGCTCGGCCTCGGTCATGGGCGCGCGCGCTTTGCCATGCGGCGCCGGCGCGAGCGAGCGGAGGAGCTCGAGCGCCAGACCCTCGACCAGATACGCGCGCCGCTCGACCGCCGGCGGCTCCTCCGGCTTCGGCTCGGGCGCCTCGGGCTCGGCCTCCTCGGCGAGCCAATCGGGCGCCGGCGGCCGCCGTCCTTCGGCGCGGGCGACTTCGGCCTCGAGATAGACCCGGCGCTCGAGCGCGGCCTCGAGGTCGAGGCCGTCGATAGCGTTCGCGAGCCGGAGGGTCTCGAGCGCGAGCTCGACCACGTCGTCGCCGAGGTCGGCCAGGTCGTCGGCCGAGCTCGCCGCGTGGTTCGCGGCAATATCGAACATGACCGTCGCGGCGCGCCGGGCCGTGACGTGTAGCGCATCGCCCGCAACCGACGGCGGGCGGTCGATCTCGGCCAGGTAGGATTGCAAAGCGGCGAGGCCGGGCCGGAGCATGGGAAGCCGGAAAGTGTGCCGGGCCTCGTGAAGGTTTACGACCGTCGACCCGTGATTTTCCAAGGTGTTACTGGCGGGG